CCATCGACACTGGTCGGATTTGCGAGATGCTCGGTTTGGTGGAATCGGAAGACGGAATCTATCAGGAGGCGTAACATGAAGATTGACCCCTGCCCCGAATTTAGAAAACAGCTTTTGGAACGAATCGCCAAACGTGAATTCAGAGAACGTACAGGAGTGCATAGCTCAGACCTAATCTACTGCCTGAACAAGCAGGCTTTGAGACGGTTGAAGCCCAAATCTATCGGTGAAAACGAACTTTTACTGTACAGCCTTGGCTGGTCAACTCAGCGATGGTTGACGGGGCAGGACGAGGACGAGCCAGAGGTCGAGGTTGATGGGATAATTGTAACTGCGGACGCTGTAGTCCCAGAAGGGCAGAGCAAGGCGGCTTGGGAACTGAAATGTACCTTCCAATCATCGAACAAGCCCATCGAAGAATCTATCCACTGGGTGCGTCAGATGATGGCTCAATGCTACGTCATCGGCACAAAGGTCGCCTACCTTACTAGGTTGGAAGTGATGGGCAACTGGAGGTCGATATTTGGAAAGAAGGAAGAAAAAGCCCTGCCTGAAAACCAGAAGCCGACGCTGAGTGCCTTCAGGTTAGAATTCACTAAGGAAGAACTAGAGGCAAACTGGCGGTGGATGAAGAACAGGAAAGAACAATTTGAGCAGATTTTGAAAACTGGAATCTTACTTCCGAGGGCGCAGGCGTTGGCTTCTGGCATGGAGTTTGAGTGCGACAGATGCCCATATAGAGAGGAATGCAACTAATATGACAATAATCTTTTTGCTTTTGACTATGGCAGCAGGAGTTGTTTTGTATGAGTGGTTCACAAAATAAGGTTGTCCCCAACATTATCGTTAGCATAAATGGTATGCCCAAGAGTGGTAAGACCCACCTTGCGTTGACCTTCCCGAAGCCTTTGTGCATCTTCTCCTTGGACATTGGCATAGAGCGTGTTCTGCCCAAGTTTCAGGGGCAGGAAATTGAGGTCAAGACCTACGATATTCCCATTCAAGACACGTTGCACCCACGCCCCTATGCCCAAAAGTTCTGGAAGGAATTTACCTCTGACTACCAGCAGGCAATAGAGTCAAAGGTGTACAAAACCATCGTTGTTGATACAGGCACGGCACTCTATGAGCTTGCCCGCCACGCCTACGCAGAGGAACTTGGAATCAAGAATCTGATACCACAGCTTTATGGAGAGGTTTACACTCGTCTGTCTGCCCTCATCCTGAAGGCACGAGTTCTTGGAATAAATGTTGTCTGGACACACCACTTGCGGGAAAAATACATCGATGACAAGAATACTGGCGAACTGGAAATGGACGGTTTCAGACGGGCAGAGGGGCTGGTGGATTTAGTTATCCGCATTCGTTGCGAGACCAGACGGATTGGTTCCAAGGCGGAGAATAAAATCGTGGCTACGCTGGATAAGTGTGGCTACGACTACACGCTCAACGGGTTTGAGCTTGAAAGTTGTACGTATGATGATATTATTGCCCTGCTCGGATTTTAGGAGGCGGCACGATGGCTATAGATTTGTTTGACAACGAAAGTAACATTGGAGAACCTGCCCCGTATCGCTTTGCTTGGTCACCAAGTGGAGAAGTATTCGTGCTGGCACTTTTTCCCCAAATAGGAATTTCAATGGTCTTCAAAAACGTAGATACGTTTTCCCAATTTATTGATGCAGCATCGGAGGCTAGAAGCAAATTCATACCAAAGGCAGTTCGAGAGGCGGAGGAAATACTTCGGGAAAAAACCAAGGAGAAGGGAGAAGGGTAATGTGCGGCGATAGTTTAAGACAAGAACGGTCGTCAAACCCGACGACAGGTGGCGGTTCAAGTCCGACCTCGCCGCTCCAGCTTGTCGTAAAATCTATAACCAAGAACCAAGCTGCTCAGTTCTACAAAAAGTGGCATTATCTAGGTGGGCAGGGGTTTTTGGCTTGTCATAACTTCGGGGCATTTTATGAGGACGTGTTGGTAGGTTCCATATCTTTTCACCCTCCGTCTGCTGTTCAAACCGTGAAGGGTTTGTTTGGAACTACAGACCAACGAGGGTTTTGGGAAATTGGGCGATTGGCTATGACCGACTCCTGTCCTCAAAACTCGGAAAGCAGATTCATCCGTGTGTCCCTTCGCCTCCTACAACAGATGTTAGAAGTGCGTGCAGTTATCACCTATGCGGACTCTAGTGTGGGACACACTGGGGTTGTGTATAAAGCGGCGGGATTCAAGTATTTAGGTCTCACTGCCTCAAAGAAAGACTTTTGGGTGGGGGGTAAGATAAAACAGCGGGGGAGAACAAGAGGTGTAAATGGGGAATGGAGACCACGACCGAGGAAGCATCTGTTCGTACTTGTCCTCGATGATACCCTCCCTTTGCTGAAGAAGGAAGTTGAGTGGAATAATGGAACAAGCAGACGCTCTCAAGGAGCTTTATAAGCAACTTGCCTTGTGCTCTCGGTGTCCACTGCGAGCTAATGCTACTGCTCCAGTCCCGGGAAATGGACGGATAGGGGCAAAGTATTTCATCATTGGGGAAGCCCCGGGGAAGAATGAGGATGAAGTGGGGATGCCGTTTGTTGGTCTTTCGGGCAGACGTTTAGATAGACTGCTATCCCTCGCCAAAATTGACATCAACGATTGCTTCCTGTCAAATGTGTGTCGATGTCGTCCGCTAGCCAACAAAACGCCACGAAAGTCTGAGAGGATTAGTTGCTATCCGTGGCTTAAAGAGGAACTCAAACTTGTCAAGCCGAAGGTTATTATTACCCTTGGTGCCTTACCACTTTCCCTGTTTACTAGTGACGGGATTAAGTCCCTCCACGGCACCCAGTTCAAGGCAACTCTAGACCTCGATGGAGAGGTCTATGAAGTAACTGTTATCCCTCAGTACCACCCTGCGGCTGCCCTTCACCAACCGAGGCTTTGGGCAGTAATGCTTGACGATTGGGAGAATATGTCTGAAGCGGTAGATTCGAGCTACATCGTGGTTAACGAAATGAAAAATATTCCAAGCGAGGGTGCACTTGATACTGAAAACAACCCCGATGGCTCGTTGGGCGTGTGGTCAATAACTTTTCGTGATGCATCAGACCAACTTTGCGTTCAGAGCTTCAATGGAGTACAGGACAAGGTAGTATTCCCTGATACTGTTGTGATGCATAACGCCAAGTGGGACTTGCGGGTGCTCGACGCTAACGGCATGAAGCGTCCCAAGAATGTAGTGGACACGATGATAGCCGCCTACTGCCTTGGGTTGGGCAGACAAGATATCAAGGATACTGGTCGAGCGGGAGACCAGATGGTTGGTGGTCTTGGGCTGAAATATCTTGCTCGCCGTCATCTTGGCATGGAAATGAAAAGCTGGCAGCAGGTCAAAGACAGCAGCTTAGAAGAAATTAAAGAGTATAATGCCGCTGATTCTGTATCTACGTATCTGCTTTGGGAGAAGTGGAAGCCTAAGCTGCCCGACCATTTTTGGCGAATAGATATGCCGATGTTAGATGTTTGCATGGCGATGGAAGACCGTGGCATCAAGGTTGACCCAGACTTTCTACGGAAATACGCAGAGGCTTTAGACGAGCGGCTGAAGAACATTGACCTGCCCCTGAACCCATTTGCCCCACGGCAGATTGCTAATTACGTTTATAACATTCTTGGAATTGAACCGACGAAGTTCACCAAGACTGGACAGCCATCCACGGAGAAGGAAATCCTTGAGACTATCAACGACCCCATCGTGAGAAAAATCCTTGAGTATAAAGAAATTCAACACGAACGAAATACTTATGTTAGTTCCTATGAGACCAAAATGGACTTGAACCACAGGATTCACTGCGAGTTCAAGCAAACGTCAACGATAACAGGCAGGCTTAGCTCAGCTAAACCAAACCTTCAGAATGTTACCAAGGACAAAGAAGACCAGTCCTCGGAACTTCGTAAGCTGTTTATTGCCGAGGATGGATTCTTGCTGGTTCGAGCAGACTTTAGTCAGTTGGAACTCCGTGTCTTTGCCGCTCTTACCGACGAAGAAGCCATGCTAAAGGCTCTAGCCAAGGGCAGGAGCATTCATCAGGAAACAGCAGATGCCATTGGGGTAAACTACGACGATGCTAAGACGGTCAACTTCTTGATGCTCTACGGAGGCACGGCTTGGGCAATAAGCCAAGAATTCCATATCCCAATTGATAAAGCCAAAGCGTTGTTAGGCAGCTACTATCGAAACTATCCCGGTATCAAGGCGTATCACCGACGTATTCGAGAACAAGCCGAAACTGAACGGAAGGTGTCAAATCTTTTCGGGCGGGTTCGGCGGCTTGATGCTATGTTCTCCGACAAGTGGAAAGTTCGTGAGGACGGTATCCGTGAGGCAATTAACACGCCAATACAGGGCACCGCCTCTGAAATAGTTAAACTAGCGATGATTGACCTGCACTACAATCATTCTGCCCCAATGATTCTTCAGGTTCACGACGAAATTCTGTTTGAAGTTCCTGAGAATGAAGCTATGGAATATGCTCACTGGTTGAATGATTACATACCAACGATAACAGAAATCAACGGTGTGCGGTTTCCTGTTGAAGTTGGTGTGGGCAGGACTTGGGCAGAATCGATGAAGAATAAGTTGAAGGGTTGACAGATAAAGGAGGTTTACATGGTAGCGAGAAGGAAGCCAAGAGGCGAGGAACTTGAAGAGTGGTCTCGCCGTTGGGATGCCGCCGACCATGAAGGCAAGCGAGCCTTATGTGAGGAATTTGGGATAACCTACGACACTGGGAGACACTGGCGTAGCGACAGTAATGTACCCAAATTGTGTACAATCGAACACAAAGAATATACTAGTGAACTGGAAGTCGGCAGTGATACTGCCCTTGAGATACTCAGAATACCGCCCAAGGTTCATCTGGACTTTGTTAGCTTCGATATTGAAACCAGCAACCTGAAGGCAGACTTTTCAATAATGCTAACTGCCTGCATAAAACCATACGGGCAACCAGCAAAGATATTTCGGGCGGATGACTACCAAGAATTCCACGATGACCGCACCAACGACAGAGCCATTTGTAAAGATGTAGCCGAGGAACTGGCTAAGCACGCCATAGTTATCACCCACTACGGAAAAAGATTCGATATGTGCTACCTGCGGGCGAAGATGGTAAAGCATGGTTTAAGTCTGCTACCCCCGATGTTTGGTATTGATACGTACCAGATAGCGAAATCCAGCTTCATGGTGTCCAGCCGCCGTCTCAAGGCGTTGTCCCGTTACTTTGAGCTTGGGGCGAAAACCGAAGTCGAGGGCGGCTTGTGGATGGATGCTGCCCTGAATGGTTCTACTGTAGCCATTGACAAAATCGTAGAGCATAACGTTCAAGATGTTATAGTGTTGGAACGGCTGGCTGCGATTTCCTTCCCATACTTGCGGTCAATACCACGATTATAGGAGGCGAAGATGCCCTACATTTCTCAGGAAAAGCGGAGAATACTTGAACCAATGGCTCAAGCACTGGTTGATGACATTGCTTACTGCGCTGAAGATGGACATAAAGATGGGCTGGTAAATTTTGCAATAAGCTCGTTGGTGTTCAGCCTCTATGGTCGGACATACAGCGAGTTGAATGCTGCCATCGGCGTTCTTGAGTGCGTGAAACAGGAACTTTACAGGCGTGTTGTAGCCCCATACGAGGATGAAAAATGCAACGAAAACGGGGAGGTATTTCACGGGTGAAGTTCTTCATCGCTGGTAGATGGTCGGACAGGAATCGAGTTCGTGAGTTGATTTATGCTGCAAGGGAACGTGGGCATGAAGTAACTCACGACTGGACGATTAAGGACGTGCCCAACAAGTCTTTTGTTGAGCTGCAAGAGTGTGCTCTAAATGACCTAGATGGCGTTCGTCGATGCGATGCTTTTGTTTTCCTTGCCGACCAAGAGTTCCAGTTTCGTGGGGCGTACACCGAATTGGGTGCTGCCATTGCACTTGGCAAGCCTGTCTTCATTATTGGTAGTTGTGCCGACAAGAACATCTACGTTCATCACCCACTGGTCAGGAAGGTGGGCAGTCTAATGGAAGTCTTCGAGATTGTTGACGGAGGTAAAGGTGAATCCTAGCGAAGTTGCCCAAATGATTACAGACATGGCTGAGGCAAGAGTAGCTTTGATGGCACGAAAGGCTTCCGACTATGCCAATGAAGATGCTTTAGCCAACTTCAAAAGAATGTCCCTAATGTGTGACGTTTTGGGCGTACAGCCATCGAATAGTGCGACTGATTGTGCTCTTTTCCTCGCCCTTCTAAAAATCGACCGATGGTGTAATCTACGACGGAAGGGAACACTACCCGAGAATGAAAGCGTGCTGGATACGATTCAGGACTTGCATAACTACATTGATTTGGCGTATGCGTGCCAAAAGGAAGAAGGCTAAGAAGATGCTTGTTAGAATAACATTGTCAGCAAATAGCAAACGAAGTTTGATGGAAACGTTAAAGCGGGTCATCGAAATGAGTCTGGAAGAAGGACAGACAACTATTGAGGACGTGTCCTTTGAACCAGAGTCAAACATTGAACTGCCAGCACCGACAAAAGAGGAACCAGTCAAAGCCAAGAAGCGGAAAGTGCCCCCAGTCGTTTATACTCTCGGTAAGGGGATTGACACTATCTGCCCAATATGCGGGCGTTATGTGTCGGTTGGTGTCTGTCCTGAAGTTGAGGCAAAGGAAGACAAGCCGTACGAAGTAGAACTGCCCTGTGGAGACAGGGTTCCTGTAATCTTTGAAGGTTAGTGATTTTGCCCCAAGGAAGCCTTGAGACGCTTAGTCTTATGCTTCCTTGGGGTGGGCAGAAAAACTATGGGCAGGAAATTCAATGACAAGGATAATGTTCCTCCGCCTCTCAGTACAAGAGGCTCAACTTATCGAGGCGGCATTAAAGGGAGAGGGGCTGGACGACCAACGGTGGTTTCTTATCCAGATTGGTCGCATACTTGTTTCCAAGAAGCCTATGGAACTAGGTCTTCCAGTTCAGTTCCTTTGGTGGCTTCGGGACAGGCTAGACCCATTTGCGTCAGTTGGAGGAACAACAGGATTTGATGTCATTTTGAAGATATACGACTTGCTCTTGGAGGCAAAGTCGTTGGATTTGCAGGAGGAACTGGGACTGCCCCCATTAGCCCCAGACAAGGAGGAACAGGACAGTGAGTCCAGAGACGAAGACACAACCAAAGACGGAACCGAAGACAAAACCGAAGACACCACCGAAGCCAGCAGAACCGACGGAACCGAAAATCGACCCGATACGGAGACTGAACCCAGAGAGACTCTGCCCCGGGCAGAAGGGTGATGTAGTTCGGGAAGTAGGGAGATGACAGATGGCAGCTTCGGAATATATATGGATGCCACGAACATGGTCGGGATACCCAACAAGAATTTGTACCGCTCGTGACACGACTGAGTTTGTGCCAGAGCCAGTGGCACAAGTTATTGATGTCATGGAAGATTGGTTTCAGGCAATAGAGGCAGGAACCGCCAACAAGAGGCTGCCTGATATTAGTGGAACTCGATACACAAAAGAGGAAGTTGATGATTTTATAGACAGAATAGATAAGTTTTTTGAGAGTGAATTGAGTCATCACGCCGATTATCATGCTCGTATTGGGATACGAACAAGCGGTGTTCCAATGAATGTCCCGCCCGAGTTTAATCGATTGAGGGGGGCAGCTAGGGAAGCCTTCATGCAAGCATTGCGAGCAAAGTTAAGGGAAGTTATCATACCACAGGAGGGAGACGATGCCGCAAACGAGTAAAATTGAGGACATAATTAATGAGTGGGCTTTGGTGGCTAGGTATAGGCTGCCGCTTACAAGTCAAGAGGTTCAAACGTTTCTGACTCCATCTGGCAATCTGGTAGATGTTACCAGAAGCAAAGCTGGTAGGGTTATGGGCATCTCGACCAAGCGGGTAGCTGTTGAAGTGGGAGAGGAAGTAGGGGCAGAGTCTAATGACTGACGGTTCGTTTGTTACTCTTGATGTGTTTGCTCTGCAAATGCGGCGGCTCGTTGTCCAAGCTTTCGTAGATAGGTCGCTACTCATTGACCCAGACAGGATTCAGTGGCAAATAGCCGAGGTCGAGGGCAATTTACTTATCAGGGCTTTGCTGGACATAGCGACAAAAGAGGAAATTATCGACGAGGTGAAGTATCCGTCAAATTGGTGGCAGGCATTTAAGGAACGGTGGCTGCCCAAGTGGTTGAGGCGGCGGTTTCCAGTGGAATACACAACACTTGCTGTTGAATATAAGTTGCCTGAGCTGGACGTTCCAGCAGAGCTTGGAAGGAAATTTGTAACCTTGAAGCTAATTAAGGAAAGGGAGTTAAAGAAATGGGAGGAAGGCACGCAGGAAGCCCAAGAACTCCTAGGAAAAACCCCACCTACAGGTACATAACCTGTAGCCGTTGCGGGCAGGCAGGAAGACCGCTGGTTAAGATTGACGACGAGTATGTCTGCATGGACACTGAGTTGTGTGAGCGGAGGCAACGATACATTCAGGTAGTCGGGCGTATTTGTAGTGTTTACCATTGCCACGAGAAGGCTAAATATCGATGTTCCTGCGGGTTGTACTTTTGTGAGCCACATCGGTTGACTGCCCAACGACAGCATGAGGGTCATCTAGTAGTCGAGCTTTAATTATAAAAACAAAAGCCCTAGTCAAGCAAAATGCCGCTTGATTGGGGTTTTCTTATGTCTGCCAAACTTATATCGCCCGAAGAACCAAAGCTATCAGGGCACCGTTCAACGCCATAATCAAACCAAGAATGCCCATGATGAAGTTCATTTGCATCCGCTGTGAACTGAGTTGTGTGGGAATATGGTTATAGACTGCATCCCACAGCATAGAAATCTGGTTTTTCATGGCTTTGGGTTTTTGGGGTATTTCATGGTTTGTCATCGATTACTCCTTATTGTGGTACTCTTACCGCCACTCGATATTTGCCCTCTCGGTTTTCCCCAGACTGGACATCACCTTGGGCATCCAGCACCTCTACGTAGTGCGTTGTATCGTTGTAGGTAAACGTGACAAGGGACTCCTTCTCGGCTGTGGTTTTAAGGGCAGACAATAGCTGTTTTGGACTTTTGCCGTCGAAACTTCTTGAGCAGTCAACGGTAAACGAGTAGTTCCATGTTCTGGGCAGTAACTTCTGATACTCGAACACGGCGTACTGTATGTCTGGCGTATTCGTGGTCGTTGAGCCACGGGCTAGGTCGAACCTGAACTGGATTGACCGAATAGTTACGCCCGTTGGAGTGGAACTGTTTGGAAACTTATAGGTCGTCTCGCCGTTAGATGATATTGTGCCCAATGTCGTCCACCCAGAACCCAAGTTGGTATAGGAGTGGTCGGTTCTGTACTTGACCACGACAGTTTCGTTTTCAGACATTCCACTACAATTTAACGTAAGGGCAAGTGCCCTTTTGTTGCCCACCTGCCAATTGCCGTCGAACCAAGGTGTTACATGGAAGGCACTTGACGCATAGTTGTGGCTCGTCAACTTCAACGGGTTCAGGATGCTACGTTCTAGCTGTATGTAATAAAGCGTGTCGTCGTGGTCAAACCACAGCCTGTAGTCGTAGGCAGAACTAACTGCGCCAGTATGCATACTGCCGCCTGTGGAACCTGCTGCCCAAAACACCTGCCAGCCTGTTCCACTATATGACATTATGGTTGAAGTAGATGTGCCAGACGTTTGGGTGGAATCTATTAGAGCAAACAGATAGTTATAGCCAGCGATTAGCTTGACTATCTCGCCGTTGTATTCAGATGGTATTCCGCCGTCCCTCGACAGTCCAGCCGATTCAATAACAGCAGGACTTCCATCAGGAATGTATCTCCATACGTCCAGTCCAGCCGATATGTAAGCGGCTTCCTTCCAAATGCAAGCCCCTTTGCCACCGTTCGGGTGGTCTGGAGTCTTGAGCTTTGGTCGAACGAACTGGGCGTTGGTTGTATCATGGGCATGCAGCCCCACAGCAGTGGCGGCATAGATGATGTCGTTACCGTCAGCATCGGAATCGGTATAGAGGCTGTTGACTTTTCCTGCGGATACTTCGTCTAAGGTTCCATTTTCTGCCCACGATGGGGAACTGGCGTTGGGTGTAACCGAGTAGTAGATTTTGTTCGTGGTGGAATCAAACTTCCAAGCCTTGCTGTCCCAAATAACTCCAAGCGTGGCGTTAGCTGAGTCAGTCTTGTGGAGGACTCCATCGGTATCCAGATAAAGGTATGGTTTTTCGTCGCCTTGGTAAATCAACATGGTAGAGTTGACGGTGGCTACCAATGCGGTTATGTCGTTGGGCAGGACAGCAGCTAGACTGGCGTTGCCCGTGTCGTTGTCTATCTTGATTAGCATACCCCCGTTGGCAACATAGAAGTCGTTGTTGAAGGTAGCCATGTCGGTTATAGTGTTGAACGTGCCCAAGCCAACGTCGTCTATGTAATACGTGTAGCTCTGAGCGTCGGTTGTGCTTGGAACACCGACGCAAACTCTCAGCCTTGTAGCACTAGAATCTATCTGTCGGACGACCACCAAGTATTCCCAGTCTCCGCCGCCTGAGTGAGCCGTAGATGTATTACTTACTCCATCATCTACCCATAGCTGAACCCAATGTATTGAGGCTTTTACCCATGCACCCACAGCAACATACTTACCTTTATATTCAGCGATGTCACCTGAAGCATTTTGGTATATGTAGCCATAGTCGGTGTCTTCGGTGCTTGCCGTGACGAACTTTACGGCACTTGTTCCTTCCTTCTTGGTGGAGGTCTCCTGAGAAATGGTCGTCTGAGCCGTTTTGCTGACACTCCAATTGTCTGGAGTTCCACCAGACCAGTCGTTCAGTCCAGCGTTGGCAAGGGTCATGCCCGTTACTGGCATTGAAACCGACGTAGCCAGCCTTGGCAGGATAATATGCCCATCAAAACTGAGGTCGCAGGTCGAGAACCAGCATCGGTTAGCGTGCTTGGTTTCGTCCATTTCCTCCACACCGATACCCCCACGCTGGTCATCAATGACCCAACTATCCACAAGCGGGTTGCTCGCCTTGGTGTAGTCTCCAATGACGATTTTCTGGGGGAAGTTCGAAGCCAGCCCAGATTCAACCCTGCCCACAAGCGGGTATTTTGTGCCGTCCAGTTCTACTTCGTTTCTAGCAATTACCTTGGTCATTACTCGTAAACCCTCTTACAATCTGGTGGTAGCTGTACTCTGGCTGCCTTGGCGAATCGGTCTGCCATGCCTTGGCAGATTTCAAATTGGGCACGATGGTCGTCTGGGTCGTTGACCGACTGACGAATTCGGGAAGCATGGAGAAAGGCAGCCGCTTGATAGGCGACATAGTTCGGGTCTATCTCGCAGGTGTCGGTATCGCCGCTTAGCCTTGCCTGTCGTTTTAGCCCCTCAATCCGCAGGTGTCTGCCAGCAACGATGCTGCTATCTGCCCAAAGGTTGCCGTAGTAGTGCCCATTGTACTTACCAGCAGATGGAAAGCGGTACAGGTGTAGCTTGGGCGTGTCTCCGTGGATAATCTTCCACTGGTCGGGCGGTATAGGGTTTGGATAGTTCCCGTCGTCGTCCTCCATCGAGACTCGATATATACGGATAAAGCCACTCGGTACACTGTATTCGTACGTATCGGCAACAAGCTCTGTAGTCTCGTCGGTTCCAAACAGGAGAATCTGCTTTTGAACAGCAGCATCAATCGCCATGTTGATGGCTGACTTTACCTCGTCCCAAGTATAGTCGTAGAGGATAGCGTAGGTATCGCCAGCCCCAACTGAAGCACTAAACGCAGAATGAACGGTAGCAGTTCCAGTTGACTGAACCCAATCGGTAATGTACCTGACCTCGCCTTGGGGGGCAGCCTCATCGGTAGTGGTGCGAATCTTAACCTGCACCAAAGGAGAAAGCTCTTGGAAATAGTCGTCCGCCTCGTAGCGGCTGGTGTCCACAACGGTGGTAGTAGTGCCGCCCGTGCAGGTGCCCTCCCACCAGTTCTTGCCTGCGGCAGTCAGTGGAACCTTCATAACTAGTTCTATAAGAGCATCAAGACTGTTAGAAAATACAGCCATTATTTACTTCTCCTTTTCCTTTGGTTGGGCAGTCCCATGTGCCTTACGGTAGAGGTCAAGGCAGATGGCAACCCTCTGGTCGCTATCCGTGTAGCCCTCTCGCCGCAAGAAGCGAATGCATTCCCCCAAGTCGTCTGGACTTTTAGGTACTGGTATGGGCATTATCCCCTCCTTGCTCGTCTAACTAAATCGCCACTTATGTCTATCTGCGGGAATTTCTCCCGAACCGCAGCGATGACGGCTCTGATTTCAGCTACCGTTCCGTGTTGTGCCACCCTAGCCAAAGCGTTTCTGGCGTGTGCCTCATCTTGTATAGGATATTTACGTTTGCTAGGAATAGCAAATGCAGAATCAGGCAGTCTTTTCCTCTGTTTGTATGTCAGCTTTGCCATTTTCTTTTCCTCGTACAACGCTGTCACAGTTATGAGCGGGGTTGATTACGACCAATGTTGATGTAATAGCAACGCCCACAACGGTATTGGCGGCACCGAGCGTAGTTGGTTCTGTTTGGGTGTACTGTCCATCGTCCTCTGCCACATAGATGGAACCATTGGGCAGAGCGTTCGAGAATCGGTTGCCTCCTATGACGCAGGTTCCGAAGTAGGCGGTTATTGTCTGCCCAGAAACGCCGTCTTCTCCAGCTACACAACGAATCTGAACTATGCTGCCCGCCGTTGCTGTGGCACGTCTCCACCCGACGTTGTATCCTAGAGCATCGCCAGCCTTTACATCATCAGCCAGTAAAACTTGAGCAGGACTCTCCCCGTGGTAAATCACAGCGTTGTCTTGCGTGTCTATAAGTGCCATTTGATTACGGGGGTGATTAAAGGCTCACCCCCAAAGCCTTATTGGGTTACGTCGAGACGGTCGCTGTCTGAGCATCGTGGATTAGTTCGTGGACAATCCAATTAGTGCCATCGCAGTACACAAGGAAGCCACCGCCGATTTTCTCGCTTGAAGTTGAGAAGGCGATGCTATCGGCTGCTACGTCGTTGAACACAACCATCGTGTCGGCTGCATCGGCGGTTACGGTCAGGTCTTGGTCTTCAACGTTGGAGAAGATATAAAACAGACCAGACTTCTTGGTGGGCAGAGTAAACTCAACTGCCCCATCAGCCCCTTGGTTGTTGAAGATGCAACCCGACTCGGCGTGAGTTACGGTATAGTCGTCGGTTTTGGTCACGACTCGGAAAAGCATTTCCATTGGAACCTTCTTCGGTTCGACCCAAATCTCTCCGCCTCCAAGCTCATGCCCAACAACTTGAACCACGGTGCCTGCCGAAGCCGAATACCCTCCAGCGGTGTCGCTCAGGTACACAGGGTTGCCCGCCGTGCCAGTGGTTAAATTACCGATTCTGGCAGCACGGTAAGCGGTGATTACATCGCCACTTGCCCCTGATTGACCAGCAACAAACTCAGCATAGACACTGGCGTTGCCATCAGCCGCCTTCCAGCCAGAGCTATAACCGACGAGGTCGCCGACGGAAACTGAGCCGCTGAGAGTAATTTTTATGGCACCGACACCTTCTTTGATGATTCTTCCACCAGTGGTGTCATCAGTGAAAGCCATTTAGTTTCCTCCTTTTGAATTTTATAACAGTCTATGGGACTGGTGTTACGCAGTTACCGTGCCATCGGCATCTATGCCATCGACCTTGGCACAGGAACGCAGGTCTTCCAGCTTCAGACCGCAGTACCACTTGATGCGGAACCTTCGAGCGTCCTTGGATTCAAGGCTGCCTAGGTCTTCAACCTCAACACCTTCACTAGCTTGAACGCCACAACAAGCCTTGGGCGCAAACGTCAGGATGAAGATGGTTGTATTGCCGCCGCCAGTTTTTGCGCTGTAAGCACCAGATGAAGCGGTTTCGGTGTTGACGATGTGGTCAGACGCTACAATTCGCAGACCACGGAACCACTCAATCATCCGACCATAGTTGTCTCTAGTTTCAGTGAATTTGTCGCCGATTGAATCCAAGTAAACGTTGATGTACCGCCGCATCGTTTTGGACATAACCAAGTGGGTCGGCTTCCAACCAGTAATGAGGTCGATTGCCTGTTGCAGTTTGGTCATCGACAGGGCAGTACCAGTTGAAGTACCAGCATGGACGGTGTTGTAGGTGGTGCTGGTCATCAGCTTGTGAAGACCATCAAACTCCTTGGAATTTGACGAGCTATCCCCGTAGTAAAAGGTGTCTAGGAATTTTTCTCGGACAGCCTTTATCTTGTCGTCAACAATAGTACCCTTCAGGTCAGTTACGTTTGAACGTGTTCTCAACAGGAAGTTGTCTATGTCAGCATCCCCACCGAGAATCTTCAGGGTAACAGTCGCTTGAGTCAGGGACGGTGTGCTTTCCACCCATGTATCACCTACGCTGTAAAACGTCGCACCAGACCGAGTAGTAACGGTATTGTAGGTAAGACTGTTGCCCAGCAGTTCCTCAAAGGGCAAGATTCCCATTATTGGGTCTTCCTTGCCAAGTCGGTCAATTACGTAACCTCTGAGGGTAGTCGTGGAATATTTATTGCCCTCGGTTAAAGTAAGAGCCATTTTTCCTCCTTATTGAATTTTGAAGGTGGCATTGACATGATGTCGATGCCTGAATTACCAGCGTCACGTCCAGAATCAACCTTGGTGGCTGGTTTTTGGGCAGCCTTGGTCTTCTCAAGAGCAATGAGCAGAGCTTTCTCCCGCAACTCAGTTGCCGAGGAACACTTAAGCAGTTCAGATTTTGCCTCTTTGCCGAGTCCGTACTGGTCGATAAGCTCATTGGCAAGGACAACCCTTGCAGCCGCTTCCAATCGCTCACGTTCGGCAGCAATCTCTTGTTCCCTCACAGCGAGTTCTCGTGCACGGCGAGCTTGTTCGAGCTTCATGGTGGCTACCTGCTTGGCAATATCAACGTCGCCGCCAGCTTCTTCAACCTGATGGAGAAAGGACTGTATTTCCTGCCTTTCTCGTTCCTCAATCATTCTCTGGTACTCAGATTGTGCTTGCTGAAGGTCTGCCTTGAGCTTCTTGATAGTGCCTTCATATCCACCCTTTACGGACTTAATCCGTTCCTCCAGTTCCATCTTTGGAACTAACTCTGGTTCGGGAGCCTCACCTCCACCTTCCCCCAATTCATTTGTTGGCTGGTCGTTGCTTCCTTCCTGCGCCTCTGGTTCTGGGGCGGTCGCCTCGTTTGCCTGAGGTTGTCCTGCCTCATCACCTTCGGTTGTAGTCTGGAAAAGCTCGTCTGCCATTAGTTAAACCTCCTTATTCCTTAAATGATGGTAGATATTCGTCGAATTTATTTACGTCAAATCGCTGTTGGGGCTGTTCTTGCCCACCTTGCATCAGTATATCTTCAGGTGCCCCATCGTAATTGAGTAGAGCAATTTGAGCTATGTTTATTATTCTCCGCTGAAGGTCTGCGATGATTTGTTCCTTCTGTTGGGGCAGCTTAGTTTTATCAGCGTCAACAGCGTCAATCATCTTCTCAAGACTGGTTATCTCCCTGTCTGCCGCTCGAAGTCGTCGCAGTGGTTCCGAATAGTAGTTCCCATACCTAGGGTCATAACCCATGCTTAGCTTCGGGTTCTTGCGGGCAAACTCCTGAGCTTTGCCGTACTCCTTTTCCTCGATGTATTTCCTGAATTTCTCTTGGTCTGATTCTAACTTGGAGATTATTGACCGCACATCGTTGGTGACCATCAATGTAGAGTCATAGGTAGTAGTGTTGATTCCAAATGCTTCTGGGAGAGTTCTTATTAAAGCACCAGTCAAGCCATATTCCTCTTGTGCTTCAATAATTGTCTGCGGGTACATGGACATAAGCCCGTTTACAAGCTGGTCAATAACGTCTTCTTTTTCGTAGGTAATTTCCTCGCCAATTACGCTAGTCCCGCTAAGTTGGTCAGCCAATATAGCTGGAATTGGGCTTAACTTCATTCTTCCAGCCTGAACAAGATTCCACAACGCATTTATTTCGTAAGTTCGACCAGTCTGACGCTTCTTCAACCCCTCACCGGGGTGTACTAAAGCTGGGGAAGTCTGCCAAAGTGCCCTTATGTATGAGCCGAAGCCAGTCAGCATATCGTATCGTGTTTTGCCCACCTTAATCTTTCCAAAGTCTGTGGACAATGGATTTGGTTCTATCTCTGCCCCACCAAGATAGGCTAGATACATAATCATCGCTGTAGTTGAAGCATACGCCGCAAGGTCTCTGGCAGCAATTTTCCTTACTGCTTCAGAACTGCTTGCCAAGCACCAAGGAAGCAAAATCCTCGATGTCTGAAACCTAGGCGAGAAGAACAGTACGTTCAAGCCAGCCTTTAGAACCCCAGAAGTAGGTGTCCGTTGGGCAGCATACTCACCTGTAGATAGTGCACCCCTGCCCGTAGCGTAGTTAATAAATCGAGTCAACTCTCGAAGGTCGTTCTCCGTGAAGTGTTTTCCCGACTGCCTCCAACCAGCTACGATAGTATCGTAAACATTTACTCGTAGCGTATTAAGCATTGTGGCGTAACTACGTTCTGACGCTCTTATTGGAAGAAGTTTGGAAAGCCACTTGGACATAAATGCTTCCTCACGCTCAGCCAACGTGGAAAATACCCCCGGCGACAGGTCGTGAATAAACAGACCATACTCAATTCTTTTCAAGGCTTCGGCATCTATGCCAGCTTCCCCTGTCCTGCCCAAGTGCATTTCGTTAAGTTTTATTGCATTCTTTTCGCTGGTTAAAGCCTTGAGTTGCATCTTAAAAGCATCTGCGAATTCCTTTGGATGGCTGGGGGCAAGCACGGCACCTTGACGAAGTGTCGCCGACAAGTCCATTGATGCGAGCAGAGTTCGTGGCGCATTAAGTATATCTATTGTCGTGCTGATTGCTCTGGCACTCCACGGACGCATTTCAGCAAATGGCTTGGTGAATTCAAGCCCAAAGACACGCTCCAGAAGCCCCAGTTCATACCAAGTAGGTATCTTTCCAGCATAAATCAAGCCACCTTTCCCCTCTTTGCCCACCAAAGCATCGATTGCGTTTACCTTTTGGTATTCTAGAAGTTTTGTTGAGTCGCTGATGGCTCGTGTCAATTCGTCAACTTCTTCTTTTGTGAATCCTAGCTTACTTAATGGGATTAGGTCGTAGGCAGGTTCCTCACCAGCAAGGGCAGCTTTAGCTCTAATTCGCTGTTCGGTAGTAGTTGCCTTGGAAATCAAGGCACGGTATTTAGCTACCTTCTTCTGGTGGGTTGCTCTACGCTGTTCCAGTAGTATATGTTGCATCTCTTTTGTTGGCTTAGCTTGGCGGATAAGATTGACAGCCTTTTGAACCGTGGGAGACCCACGCCCCTCTAACCCAACACCAACTGGTAGGTCTAACATCTTTCCAGAAAGTTTGTACACCTCGTCGGCAAACCATTGATGAAGTTTCGGATTCTTATGAAAGGACTTCTTGATTACGTTCTCGTTTACATCTTCGGCAATTTTCCTGCCAAGTAACTTCGCTATGTCAGTATCTTCGTAAAGGGCAAGATTATACACATTGGTGTGAGATATGATGTCTGAGTTTGTCTTCAAGAAGTTTAGAGTCCGCTGATAACTTTCTTTAGTCTCCCAAGGCAGTCCAATAATGACATTCGGAACTACTGGGATGTTGTTCTTCCTAGCTTTATCTAATGCTTGGTCAATGGTTTTTGTTGTTGACGGCTTCCGAAGCCGCTTTAAAATATCATCGTTGTAGCTTTCCACACCAAGCTCAACGTATCGAATGCCAGACTGCTTCAGAAACTTTGGGTCAATCTTCAAAAATTGGGGGGCAGTAGTCTGGACAATAAACCCATCAAACTCTGGATTGTCTGCCTTTAGTCTAGCGTACACCTCGGGCAGGTATTTATAGTTTGGTGCCTGCCCAAACGTTTTGTCATCTAGATAGACTAGACGAGGTTTAAGTTCTTTTATCGCCTCTACCTGCTGGTCTATGGTTCTCTTGGAAATGGTTGTAACTCCACGGGTAACATCACACATTACACAGTCGTGGGCACACCCCTTTGACATACAAAGTCGAGGGATTGTGGTCGAACCCTTGAAGTGATGAAAAGAAACCCCCTGCTTGGGCTTCTCTCCAAGTGCTTTGGCAGCATTCTGGATGCTGGAGTAGAATCGAACGTTGGGCAGGTCTTTGAAGGCTTCCTTCTTTACGTATCCGCCGACGATTATCTTGCCCTTGTACTTTCTAGCCAGTTGCTTGATGAAGTCAACGTTTACGTCCATTGCGCTGAACATTACATTTTTGTATCCAGCGTTGTTGAGGAACTTTGCTGCCTCGTCAACATTTCTTACAATGTAAACGTCTGACTTTGGAAAGTTCTTAGCTGCGGAACCCATCCAAGTTGGTATTTCCCAAAAATCGTCCGCTCTGGCGTATCCTGCTCGTGACCTGTAAAGTTTGTCAAAGTATTTTCTAGCTGCTGGTTCTTCCCCCTTTCCGAGAAGTTTCGAAGAGAACTGAACCAGTAGCGTTCTGTCGGAGTTGTCTGGTTCGGTAGCTGCTTTAACCCAAAGGTTTTTTGATGCAGCCGCAACAGCCTTTGCCGCCTGCCCATAGGTCGGATACGGTCTCGTAGGTAGGGCAGTTACCTTCGGAGACCCGTACAGGGCTTTTAAGAATGTTTCCTCGTTTAGCTTGCTCTTGCCATAGTTGGTGGCTTCTTGAAATGCCAGTAACGCCCTAGACTCAGCATCGGTCATCAGCTTGCCAGCCCTAGACTTGGTAAAGGCTGACCGAACTTTGCTAAGCCCCTGTCTGACCAAGTTGCCCCCAACCTCTTTTCCTGCCCCAACACCTACAAGATACAGTGGCAGATAGGTAGTTTCCTCAGCAAGCCCTCTTACGTCTAAACGCCAAGGCTTCTCCCTCACTTCCTCTGGAGTCCACGGGAATCTAAACGGCGGAGTTATATCAACTCCAGGGTACTCAGCCTTTTCGTACGCCCGACGCATGGATTTACCAAGTTCTTGCTCGTACTCTTTGTAGAGTTCCTGTAGAAACTCTTTGGGCACCATAGGCTTCTCTGGCGTGACCTTAGCAGAAACACCAAAATCATATCCTGGAGGGGCGGGTGGAGGTTCCCACTTTCCTGCCCACCAAGGCATAGTTAGTGCCATGCCCATTGGAGTTGAAATTTCCTCGGCAGCTTCTCCAAAGCCTCTGAGGGCTTTTTGCCACCAAGATGGTTTCTTTGTAGGTTCCCCAGGGTACAACTCCGTCGTTGCAAGTTTGATTAGCTCTGGGTCGTCCCACGCCTCGTCCCACCAAGGGGCTTGTCCGAGACGCTTCCTCGCTTCGAGGATTTTCTTTTCCAGCCTAATCTTCTCAGGAACAGGCATTATTTCATTAATAAATGAATCCTTGTTGTCGGGCATTATGTTCTCCACATAGCTTTGGGCGCAAATCTAGAAGTATAGAAGCCACGTTGCCACGGAGGAAGTGACAACCATTCCTCTCTGGCTGGATATTTTTCGAGATATTCCTCCCAAGGGTCACGACGTTTGGCTTGCCTACTCCAATCTGCAACACCAGCCTCCCAAGACCCGATGCCTGCCGCTGTTGAACCTAACGCCTCACGTGCTTCCCTAGGCAGCCCTCTGAATTCCTCCGATGCTGGATTCTGGCGGTATCGATAGGCTGTGTTCAGGTAGCTTTGAAGGGCATCTTCGCCACGACCAACGTATCGTTCAGCAGCAGCAATGTCGGAACTCATTGGGGCATACGGTGTGGGTTGGGCAGCACCCATCGTAAACGTTTGAAGGGTGTTCCACCACTGTTGGCGTAGCCCCTCGTGCTCACGCTCAAACTTGCCATAGATGTCAGACAGCCTTCTCTGGAAATACTGACGTTGGGCAGGAGACACAATAGCCTCAACGAACGAGGAATATGCTTCCTCTGGTTCGGGCATTGGTTCCCGCCTAGCTTGTCTGGCGGCTTCAAGCTCTGCTTGTTCCCTTGCCTCGGCTGCTCGAAGTCTCTCTTGGTCTTCCAAGGCACTAAGGAAGCCACGCTCTGCTTTCTCTCTGGCGTATTCTTTCTGTCGTTGCAAGTCTGCCCAACGACCAAGTTCTAGAGTCTGCCAGTCTACAAGCTCACGACGCTTGGCTATATCAGCTTGCTCTTTTACCCATGCGGGCAGGGTTTCCTCGGCGTACTGTTTGTATTCTTCTCTGTATTTCTGCCAATCTTTGGTAAGTTTGTTGACGTAGTTAGTCCAGTCTTTCTGCCGAGTCTTTACCTTGTACAGTTCGTAGTCCCGTGTCTGTTCATCTGGTGACGTAAAGACCTCGTAGAACGGCAGTTGGCTTACAGGCACGCCACGGGTAATCCAGTTTTTAACGTTGTCTCGAATCGCCTCGGCGGTGTCCGATGAAACCCCTGCGTCCATTACCAGACGAACCAACCAATCTCGCAAGGTAGACAGGTATTCTTCGTACGTAGTGATTGGCATCCCATACGAAGGTGGCATCGTAAAGCCAGCCGTTGGCTGCCCACCTCTACGTAAAACGTTCTCGTACCAAAAGCGGTAAATCGGATGGTTCTGGTCAACGCCTGAGAAGAACGGAGTCATCAGGTATGACGACCCCATTTCCTGCTTCAGCCTAATAGCAGTACCGTATCCGTAGGTGTCTTCAACCCATTTCCAAAAATCTTTAGTTGTTGCACCGTCAGGCATTAAACGCCTCCACTACTACCGAGTGCACCACCAGGGGCACCGCCCATTGACTCTGGGGGCAGAACCTCTGGGGGCATTCCTTCCATACTTTCTGGTGGCATACCCATTCCACTGTTCTCAGCAGTGAACTGTTCCAGCGCACCCATCGACTGTGACTGGGGTCTTCTTGGCTGTGCTACCTGACCCTGCCCAAGCAGCCGCCGAAGCTCAGTAAGCAGGTTCCTAGCCAAGTCTGTCCTTCCGTCATCCAAGGCGGCAAGGAATGCTTTGTACAGCCTGTTGATGAGCAGGTTGTCTGCCCACTCTCTAGCGACCCTGTCGCTCTCAAGGTCTGGGTCTTCCACCCCAAGGATTTGGTCTCTAATTGTCTGGTCGGACAGCAGAGGTATTTCACCCTCTCGTGCCGCCTTAGCCAGCAGGTATCTTTGGGCATCGTCCTTGGGCAGTATCGCCTCAAGGCGGACTTCGGGGTGCCAGTCGCCAGCAATATCTGATGGTCGAATCAGCATCGGTTTGGGCAGACCAAAAACCTCGTTTCGGCTAGTTCTGCCACGAACCTTTATCGGCTCAAACCCACCAGCAGAATATTGTTTGGGCAGTTCAATAGAAGCAATTCTGTAGGCATTTTCAACCGCCTCTAAGTATGGGGCTACAACCGTGCTTATCGATGTCTGAAGTGTGTTTATTGCAAACCCAGACAGTCTGAAGTTGAGTTCCCCAAACACAGTGTATGGAAAGCCAGCACGCTGTTCGTCACCAGTCATAAACTTGAGCAGTTGGCTCATGTCCTGTGGCATGGCTGGTGTTATTATCGGTTTGATTGTCTCATTTGTAGTGGAATCCAGTGGGATTACTCCCGCCTTTTCCACCTGATAGATGTCTTGTTCCAGCATCTTTTCCCCGCCAGCAGACCAGTAGCCTAGGGGCGGTTTTACTCCACGCCGAACTATTGTCAACAGGTCTGACGTTGTTTTGTTTATGGCGGGAACAATATTCCGCAGCCCGTGGAAAATTGATTCCCCACGATGGATTTCGGTAAACTCGTAGGATTGATGATGCGTTGACGGCATTTCTCCAGCAATAACAAGATACACTGGGCAGTAATCCAATCCGTGCTTCTCTGGTTTCTTGCCCCACTGGTTGCCAACGACCACTGCGTTTACTTCCTCGTCCCAGTAGTCATAAACGTCGGTTTCCTTGGCGACCGTTATGTCGTACAAATCTTTGATTTCTTCTTTTGTGGCTTTGCGAACCCTGCACGCCCACTTTAATCCGTTTCTGCCCATCCCATAGGCAACATTGTATGCATCCCAAGCATTCACCAGTGGTACGGTTTCGCCCCGCTCGTTTTTGTGGACGTAAACAAGAACGAAGAACCTGCCCCGAAGACAAGCAAGCCAAGCCATCTGGTTCTTCAAAGTTGGCATCCCCATTAGCGTCATCCGCTCATCGTTCAGCGTAAATGAGCCATAAAGAAACCTCTCGATATTGGAACTAATGCGACGCTCTTCCTCGGTTTCAAGGTCAATTGGGATTCTCACTATCAGCTTGGACTGTGAAACAATGGAGATTGCTTTATCGGCGAAAACTCTTGGATAGTTGTGCGTATAGCTATAGTAGCCACTCCCAGGGTCATATTCCTTCAGCCGATACAGGTCAAAATCACGATTCCAACGTTCCCGCAGTCTAACAGCAGTCATGTTAGACCAAAACTTTTTAGATGCACTAACTATCTGAGACGGTTGTGTGAATACTGCCACTTTGTTCTTCACTCCTAACTTCGTCTGCTGACACCTTTTCTGGGCTTGGCATACCCATTCGAGCACGCTTTTCCTGTGCCTTCAGTTTGTTTCTCATTCTGATATGCAAATCGCTGACTACTATAACGTCTTCAGGCTTGCAAACTATTGCGAGTTGGTGCCCATCGGCAGTTAGCTCAAACGGTATCAGGTCTCTAATCTCCTTTATGCTGAGCCTGCAAAAATCAGACTTGGACATAGTTTTCAAAGCAAATCCTCCTTAGAAGAATCGTATTTTTGGTCTTCTCTTTTCAATAGTAGTAAAACCAAACAGGCTGACTATGCCGTACGCAAGTGCTTTGCATGAGTGGTTGTTCTTGTCTTCTGGGTTTTCATTGATGATGTTCCCGTCATTGTCGGTCTTCCACTTATAGACCTTAGTCTGCCCATCAATAGGATTTGGGCAACCTCCCATCTCAGAAATAAGTCCTTGGCATCTTGCGTTAATATGCAACAGCGGTTTGTTCGTAACTGGATTAACAAGTAGAAACCGCTTGACAACCTCAATGCTGTCACGGACGCTAATCTTTTGGCTTCTCAGATGTTTCTTACCTTCGCTAGCCCAAACTTCAATGGGTGCTGGCATTCCCTGATGCTGGC